ACGAAGAGATCATTGCTGCGGCCCGCACCCTACAGCAAAAGGGCGCTCGCAACGTGCTGGTAAGCATGGCGGGCGACGGGGCCCTGCTGGGGGGCGGAAAAGGGGGGGCCCGGCCCGCAACATTGCGTGCCGGTGCTTTTTGCGGCGCATTCGTCGGCGGAGAACCGAAACAGCGGGGGTAGACATCGGTCCGTCCCCGCTGTTTGTCCGCTACCGGTTTCGTCGGCCGCGTCAGAGAACCGCACCCAGATCTTTTAGGGTCGAAACGAGTCTGGCCGTATCGATCTCCTGTACGGGGCGGCGGCTCGCGACGCTCTGCGCGGCGGCGACGCCCGCGGCCCGGCCGGGTCCCCTGCCACCCGCCAGCACGCGCAGAGAGGCGAGTGCCTGACGGTCGGCCGACAGGCAGCGGCCGGCCACGAGCAGGTTCGGGTAGGTTGGAGCGATAAGGGCCCGATAGGGGACGTAGGCCGGTTTGTCGAGATCGATCCGGGTCTGGTGCGTGCCTTTGCTGGCGTGTATGTCGATCGGGTGGATTCCGCGGGAGATGCTGTCCTCGTAGCGGTAGGCGTTGACATACTCGTCGGCCGTTACCGTATGTACGCCGCATATTCTTCTCGATTCGCGCACGCCGGCCTGCGGCGCGGTGGAGGAGACGTAGCAGTCGGCGAATTCGGCGAAGTTCTCTTTGAGGATACGCGTGAAGGTGAAGATGTCCTCCCGGAGCTGGCACTCCGCGGCGCTGAAATTGCGGTTGTCCGTGGCATCGGCCGCCCTGCGTGTGATGTTCACGGCCACGCTGCCTTTGTGCATGACATTGTTGAACCACGGGCCGCCGAAATCGGGCAGATCGGCTCCGGCCGCCTTCATGGCCAGCAGTTTTTCGCGTACGGGTTTGCACTGGCTCGGTCCGTTGATGCCGTTGTGGTACATGCACCTGTTCAGCAATTCGCTCTCGGTGTCGACTCCCGAAAGGATGAAACAGTACGAGGAGGGTTGCAGCTCTCCGTCCGGATTCGGCTGCATCGGCACGTCGGCCATGTGTGCCAGATCGCCGTCGCCGGTACAGTCGATGAAGACTTTGGAGGCGAGGGTTTCGAGGCCGTTTTTGTTTTCGATAATCACCGTTTCGATTCTCTTCCCCTCCATTTCGCAGCCGATCATCGCCGAGTGCATGTACATGTCCACGCCGGCTTCCCGGATCATCCGCTGACAGCAGAGTTTGTAGAGTTCGACGTCGAAATCGATGTTCGCCTTGGGCCATTCGATGAAAGCGCCGCCCATCGACTCCAATCGCTTGACGAACTCCCAGGGGATTCCTCCGATGACCAGTTCGTTTTTGAGTGCGAATACGCTGATCGGCGCGACGTATCCGATCGTAGCCATCCCGCCGAAGAAGCCGTATCGCTCGACGATCGCTGTCTTCGCGCCTTGCCGTGCCGCCGCGATCGCCGCGATGAATCCCGCAGGGCCGCCGCCTGCGATCACGACGTCGTACCGGCCCGCGAGCGGGGCGAGCTTCCGGATTTTCCGGCTGCCGGCGTCCGATTCGTCGCATGAGAGCAGTGCGGGCGACACGGCCAATGCAGCCAATCCGGCTGCTGCTTTTTTCAGGAAAAGTTTCCTCGATATCTTTTTCATACGGTGTTTGGGAGATTTCTGAATTTCTTTCGGGCGATTTATGCAGGCAAGCTATGAAAAAAATCGCAAATACGCAAGAATCCCGAATCCGGCACCCTTCCGCCGCACGGCGAACGCGCCCGTTCCGGAGGCGTCGTGCGGTATGCCGGGACGGCTGGGTGCGCCTCGTGCGTTCCTGAACCTGTGCAGGTCCCGGCGGTGTGAGGCGGCGGAGGGGGGCCCCCCCCGCACCCCGCAGGCGATTCTGTTTCGTGATTCCGTTGGGATTCGAACCCAAGACCCACAGCTTAGAAGGCTGTTATAAATAATTACTTTACTTGCTGTTTACTAAATATTTACGATATTTATTCGAAAATATTCGAACAACATTAGGATAACATCTGCATCGATCGAGTATAATCTGTCTATTTTTTGAACCCGATTGGCTGAGGGGATTTGCGCGCCTGCGGAACCTTCACGGAGAGTGCCGCAATTGCCTCGTAGATATTGTCCAATTCCTGGCGCATATCCTCCGATAGATCGCTGACCGCTTCGGCGTTGTCCTTGCCCGTCTGCTCCAACAACGCCAGCCGTGCCCGAATTTCGGCCAATTCTGCCGTTACTGTCGTCGTGGTCATGATGTAGTTGCGCATCGCTACGAAAGCCCGCATAATAGCCCTATTTACCCGTATGGCTGTCTCACTGCGCAACACGCTCGAAAGCATTGCGACGCCCATTTCCGTAAAGGCAAAGGGCGGATATTTGGGATACTTGCCTCGTCCGTCGATTTCTAAGATCACATTTTGTGACCTTATTCTGTCTTTCAATGCGTTATACTCGTTATCCGAGAGTTCAAACATAAAATCGTCGCCTTCGAAACGCTCAATATTGCGTCGTACCGCCTGTTTGAGTGTTCGGGTCTCCACTTGGTAGAGTTCCGCCAAATCGAAGTCCAGCATCACCCGCTGGCCCCGTATTTCGTATATCTTACTTTGGATGGGTTGCAGTTCCATGAGGTATTATTAAAATGCTATCGCAAGGGATAAGCCTGCCGGAGAGTCGAGACAAGCGTTATCATCCTTGATGAAAAATGGTTTTTACTTTTGTGATTGTATTTGCATTTTGTATACTATCTGGCATCTCTATTCCAATTAACTCATATAACTTTTTATATTGGGTGATTTTTGCGTTTGCATATTGGGTAAACGCCTGTTCCGTATATCCAACTTTGTATAGTCTATGAATATCCTCTGAAAAAGATTCAATTAAATATTTACTTATCATTTCTGGAGACTCGCCTTTCATCAGCATCGTAGAAACCACCCAATTTCGGCCTCGTTGCGGTTCTTTTACCACAGAAATGCAAATCTTCTTAATGTCATTTGTCATCCTCCATAATTTGAAGAATAATATAATTGACAAGATACCCACCGCCCATACAATTAGCATCATTACAAAAAAATCTTCCATATCTTATAGTTTTAAAGTTTAGATTAATAGCATTACATCGAATTGATCACCCCATCATCCACATCTATCACATTACTTTTTATGAACCCACCTGCCGATTTTTCCGTTCGAAGAATCGAATTCAAGATAGTTCATTCCGAATATGCGAGCATCTGTAGTGTAGTGGTAATTCTTTATATAATAATTCCCATTTATATTTTCATAGGTAAAGGTGAAATAGGCAACAATATGGAATGCGTCAACTCCATAGTCTTGCGGTCGCTCTTTTAAATAATTCCATTCTTGTAGTAGTGACGAAGATGGTAATCTGATCTCAACGGGAATTTGACCGCGATACATTTTATTGTCTATGAATTCAAGAGAACATCTATTTCCCGATTCATTGATCTCGTATAACGATCTCCAAACTGGAAATCCGTAAGTTTTATCTTCTCCTACATATCGAAAAGGTTCATTATATGATTTCCCATTTTCATGATACGGAAAATACTCTTCGAAAGATTCGTTGGATATAGTGATGACAGTCTCCTTTTCGCAACTGATCCCAACGATCACCATCAAGAACGATAACAGATAAATCTTTTTCATAATACAATATATTGTTGTAATTATACTATAAAATATTGCGCTTAATTACTCCCGTCACCCGCAATAACCGTCGGACATCTTCAAACGGGATTTCGAATTCAGGGTAGAAATATTCTCCCTCCATTGGGCCGTTCTCATGCTTCATGTGGTTGTCGCTCATGCAGCGGAATGCCTTTTTATCTTTGGTGTAATACAGCCGTTTGAGAAAACGGTTTTCTTCCGTCTCTATCACGTACACAGTTCCGGGTTCAATGAAATGTTCGTTATATTGGCGCAGTCCGATCACGCATCCGGCAGGATAGTTCGGAACCATGCTATTGCCGTAGACACGCATCGCAAATTCGCTGTCTTTGAGCAGGCCGCCTATTTCGATCACACCTACGGGTGCCGTCTGCGTCATCTCCATACCGTACTCGGTTCCTGCTGCAACCTCGGCGTCATAATACGGGATCACTCTGCCAGAGCCGATCGTGGTCTTACTTTCATTTAATTCGGCAATATCAACCTGAATGTCTCCAAACTTATCTATAAGTTTCGCAATAGTCTCTTTGGGAGTAGCGTCTTTACCCCTCTCCATTTGAGAAACAAAAGACTGCCCAATTCCTAAAAACTCGGCAACCTGTTTTTGTGTTAGGCCTTTTTGCTTTCTAAATATACGAAGATCAAATTTCATAAATTTTTCTTATGAATATTTCTTATATATTTATTTGATATTAGAAATATATTTCTGATATTTGCGTCATCAACATAACCGAACACGACAAAGGTACGGAAGAATTGACGATTTTAGAGTGTAAATATATACAAATTCCAATCTACATAAAAAAATAACGTAGCATCAACCCGATAACCATAAAAGCAAATGAAACATATGCAACCCACTCGCAAATCGAAAAGAACATCAATTTACCGGAGACTGAAATTGTTTTGTATTCGCCGTCGACGGAAACAACGTCGGGAGGAAGTTTCAATTCTTGACTTAAGGTATCGAATCGTTTTTCGATATTGCGCCTTACCCGATTTGTGGCGTAAATATTTCGATATAGAACGAGACCAAGAGCAAGCAAACATATTCCGTTTAGCGATACTGTCGCAATGTTTGTCCAATATAAACGACATGAATAGCAGGCGGATATGTACTCCGGATTGTCCGATTCGGGCCGAATTAATGAACACGCCAAAGTAAGGATTGTTGCCGAGGCTATGAACATCGTGGAGTGAACGCGGTATTTCCAAATAGCCAGTTCGTTCGTCAGTGAGCATAGATCTTTTGCAAGGGCATCTGCATACTTCAGAACATCTTCAAAGTTAGCGTTGTCGGGTTGCATAGGTCGGATGTATAAATACAAATCGGTGACACTCATAAAACCGAACAATACAAACGTTCGGAAATATTTACGGATTCAAAGTATAAATATCTACAAAATAAACGAAATACGCAAATTATGATTGGAATTTATTCTGACGCAGACATTCAGCATAATGCTTTTGCAAAAGGGATTAGGGAGGTCGATCAGCGAAACGATCGGACGGAATCGATCAATATACGCAGAGAGATTCGCTATCAGCTGGGAGGCCGGACGCCTTTCCGATTGCATGGGATATTTGTGCGAGGATTGAGCCGAACACAATACTGCTCACGACAGGACGGAGAGGTTGCACATACGCCTGCCGAGCGGGATGCCTTGCAACGCATCTTCCGAGAGCATGGGGTTAGATCGCCGTGGGGGTTATGAAAACGGACCGTCTGCTGACGCCCCGCGAGCGCGAGATTCTGGGACTGCTGGCGATAGAAGGGCTGACGGTAAAGCAGGTTGCCGACCGGATGTGTGTAGTCGTGCAGTGCATCTACAATCACTTGCAAGTGATGTACGACAAAGCAGGCGTGAACCGCGCCACGCATTCGCTGGTGAGTTGGTGGTATCGGCAAAATTTCGGGATCACCTTCGACATCCCTGACAAGGCGCGTAAGATTGGCGCGATGTTGCTGCTGGCGCTTTTCGCCGTCGAGGTGACGAATACGAATCTGATCTGCCGAGTTATGCGGGCGCGGCGGGGTAGAAGGAATGAAGTAGAATTTTTGATTGAAGGTTAATAGAGCGATGAACATCCGAGATATACAGAATGCGCTGATCGAATCGGCCGATCTCGTGGCTTTGGCCGTGTGCCGTCGTAATGCTCCGAAGTCGGACATGATGACACGTCGGAAATTGTACGAGAGCTATCCCAACGACTGGCTCGACTATCATATCAAGCGGAAGAATATCCAGGGAATAAAGGCCGGAGCGGCTAAAAACTCTGCGATACTGTTCAGCCGGCTCGAAGTCGAAGCGCTCCTGAAAGCCGAGAAGATCGACGGGGCAGGATTGAAATGAGAGCGTCCGAAGCCGGAGGTGTTCATGATTGGTGTTTTTGAGAGAAGGGTGTTTTGCGGCTTCGGGGCTTAGCAAAGGTTTGCGCGCCTTTAATGTGCTGTATCTTTTCATATTTATTATTGTATTCCTCGCTGTCCTCCGTGAGGCTCGCAGCAGGACGACGGCCGGGAAAGACCGGCAAATGGTGTAGTGGCGGAATGGTAGACGCACACAAAAAGATGGGCTGATAGTGGTCGGGCAACGCAAGTTGCGGAGGACGCTCCTCGGAAAGCAGTCGTGCAGGTTCGAATCCTGCCTACACCACAACGATAGCCACCCGCAGAGGTGAGGGGTTTGGTGCTCTGGCAAAATCACCCCAGCCCGCAAGGGCAGAAAGAGTATCGGGTAGGCCGATAATACCCAAATCGGCGGGTCGTGGGCAAGACTCGAAGAGACAGCCCCGCGACGGCGAATAGCCGAAGCGCAACAAACCGGCATAGGCTCCGAAGCTGCGACGACACGAGCGGCAAGGACCACCGGGACAAATGAATCCAGTGCGCCGTGGTGTAGGGGCAACACGTCACCCTTTGGAGGTGAAGTCGCAGGTTCGAATCCTGCCGGCGCGACAAAATAAAAAAAACAAATGAAAAAAGACGAACTTCTCACGGTTTTCGGTACGCACGATATCCGTACCTTACCGGAATGTATCATGAGCCTGCTATTCGGGGATCAGGAAGTCCGCGACGACGTATTTCGCGAACTTATCCGCTGCCATGCAGGCGATCTTTCCTACGATTGGTTTCAAGAGGTCTACGAAGAAGAGTTATCCGAGCGGCGGAAGAAGGGTCAAGATTTCACACCTCGGGAGGTCTCTATGCTTGAAACGCAACTTACCGGTGCGCGCGAAGGTGTTATCCACGAACCTACTGCGGGGACAGGAGGGCTCATTATTCAGTATTGGTGGGAGCTGGCATCGAAGCAATTGCCTTGGCGTTTCAAACCGCACACCTGTATATTCACATGCTGGGAACTCTCAGATAGATCGATTCCAATTCTACTGTTGAATATGGCTATTCGCGGTATGATGGGAGAAGTGTTCCATGGGGATGTTCTCGAAAATGTGGCCAAAGCCCGTTATGTGCTTCTTAACGAACAGAATGATGGGCTGGCATTTTCGGATATCGTTCGTGACGATCGAGTATTGAGTTATACGCATGCTAATCACGTGCATAAGCCAATGCAGCACGACTTATTCGATTAAAAAGGAGGATTTATGAAATTCGATGTCATAGCACAAGAGTGGTTCCACTCCAAGGTAGGACTTGTGAAGGATAGTACCCTGTCGGCTTATTATCAACAACTTCGCAGCCATATTCTGCCTTACTGGAAAGACATGGATGTGGAGTCATTCAAAAAGAATGATGCGCAGCTATTCATCGGCCAAAAGTTTCAAGAAGGCTTGTCGATGAAAACGGTGAAGGATTTAGAGATTACATTAAAACAGATTTTGCTATATGCCGTAGATGAACACGACATGAATGTTCCCACTGCTTTTAAGTTGAAATATCCTACGGCAAATCTGGTTTCCAAGAAAGAGGAGCTTCAGATTTATAGCCTCGACGAACAGAGGCGGATTGTACAATATTTCAGAGAGCATCCTTCTTATCGCACACTGGGAGTAGTTATTGTAATATGCACGGGACTTCGCATCGGCGAGATTTGCGGTCTGAGGTGGTCAGATATATCGTTAGAGAGCAATATGCTGCAAGTCAACCGTACTGTTGAACGGATTGTCGATTATTCAACTGGCAAAACCAAGGTTGTCATCCAGTCCCCGAAGACGATCAACAGCCAACGTTCCGTACCTTTTCCGAGTTGGCTTGCAGATATCCTGATCTCCTTTGCTGCGCCTTGTCGTTCGGACTATTACGTGATTTCCGGTTCGGATAAACTCATCGAACCGCGTACTTATCGCAACTATTATCGGAATTTATTACTCAATAAGATAGGTTTATCGCGGTGTATCAAATTTCACGGATTGCGACACACGTACGCTTCGACACTGATTACCAACGGGGCCGATGTGAAAACGGTAAGTACAATGTTGGGTCACAGCACAGTCTCGACGACATTGGATATTTATACGCACTCGACATTGGAGTCTCGTCGAAAGTGTGCAGAAACGATCCTGATGAAATAATGCCGAGAGATGTCACCGCAAGTATCGAGACAATTATCAGCAACCATAAGTAAGTATTATTCCAGATGGCTTAATGCTTGCCGGCGCAAATCGGCATTTATTGGGATGGATTCCTATGCGGAAGATTTCCTGCATGATGCGTTGTTGTTGTTTCTCCGAAAACCGGAGAAGCATATTCAATCAGTATTATCTGACGAATCCCGTGGTGATAATCATCTATACAATCTCATTTTGTCGATGATAGACCATAAAACAACTGATAGTGTCCGGGCCAGACGGTCGTTGTTCAACATTGATGACCAATATAAAGATCTTCCGCTATCCGGAGATGATCAGATAAGATGGGCAGAGCTGTCCGAAGAGGATTATGCCCGATTTCGTGAGGTATCATGCAATTTAAGAAGCGACGATTTTCTCATACCTCTTCCTAACGGGATGTATGTTCGTCCAACCCAAGGATGGGTCAGCGGGTGGGTACATAGCTATTCGATAAAAAATAGAAGATACACGTATTGGCTGTACAGCGCCTTCGTGGGATCGCGTAGCAAGGGAGAGCACCCACGAAGATTGAAAACATCGTCGTCACGTCACGAGGCATATATGGCGTTGATGGAATACAACAAGCTATGATTTTTTTTGCAAATTCAAAATGAATCGCTATATTTGCAATGCCAAACTTTCCACTTCGTGTAAGCGAAGTACATAATCTTTAAGCCTTAGGGCGAGTTTTCGGGCACTTCCTTTTGCGAAGTGGAGAGTTTGGCGACTTTTTGAAGGCTCGCCCTTCTTTTTATGTACTTACATCAACTTTCAGACCCATGCCAAACCTCTCTGAAAGTAGCCGACCCGCGAAGAACAGTAGCGGGGCTACATCCGTACCTTACCCGTACAGTCACCTCACGAAATCGGAGATCGTTCGATTGTTCCACCTTGAAGATATTCAAGAACCACTCACGCCGCGCGAATTCACGCGCTGCGCGATTGCTGTTGTCTCCCGTTGGTGCGACAATGTACTCACGGGCCGCTACTCGTCCGTCGAAAGTGTGGGCAGCAAGCTCGACTGTCTGGAACGCATCTACAAGAACCGATAAAATAAACGATCATGGATTCATTCGAATTGAAGCCCGCGCCTCTCTGGAAGAGAGTGGCCGGTTATTTCTGGTGCATGTGGTATAAACGAGTCCATACTCAGCGTCGCAAACGCGATCTGTTCCTCTATCGAGAGCGCAAACGTCTCTCCGAACCGCAAGTGTTATGGCCGAGCTTGTGATCCTTGTTCTTTTCTCGTGTGCGATCCTGGCTGCCTACGGGTTTGCGGCCGCGCACCGTGATAGCTTCGATAAACTCTTCGACAAACTTTTCAATGAGCACTAAGATGAACCAGACCTATTCAATCCCGCTATCGAAGACCGATATATACGACATCTATCCTTCGAAATTGGGGCGGTCGCACGATTATACGACATCGATAACCCTTACAGTTGCAAGATCTATCTTCAATGATCTGCGCGAGCAGGTCGGTCAGACAAGCAGGGGCGACTACGACGGCGAGAGAGTCGAGACCGATTTCGACCTCTATCATGTGGAAGCGGTTCGCCACTACGAGGTGTGTAAAGATGTCGATGGATCCGGCGCTCCTCTGCTGGACATCCGCCGAGACGATATAGAAATCGTAAACGTGATGGATTTCGACTACGGAGATATGTCGTTTCCGGCGATTGTCGACAAACTCAACTACTACGGAAAACATAACAATCTATAAAATGAAAACGAGAATCGAAATCTACGAGATCGCCCGCCCTGCGAACATTGTAGCATCGGGTTGTTGGAGCCGCAAGTTGCGGATGCAGGAGATACGCAAAGAGATCGCGTACATGATGTGCCATCTCGATGCGAAGAAGTTCACGCATAGAATAGTAGAGGATAAATAGGCTATGGAAACACGAACTATCACCCCCGAACAGAAGGCGGCATTGGATCGACGTCTTCCCGATGAAGCCGTCTCGCAGCATCCGACGAAGAAGTTCCTGTCGTCTATCAAGTCGATTTATGTAACGGAACGGCTCAACGAGGTTTTCGGCGTAGGCTCATGGCGTGTGGAGACGGAGATCGTCGAACGTTCCGAGCGCATGGTCGTCGTCAAGCTACGTTTTTCGATCCCTGAATACGGCATCTATTACGAGTGTTTTGGCGGCAACGATAACGCCGATCTGGGCGACGCCTGCAAGGGAGCGACCACGGATGCGCTGACGAAGGTTTGTTCCTGGTTGGGTATCGGAGCCGAGGTATTCAAGGGCAGACAGACCGGCGCGGGGGCCCCCCCTCGGGGCCCCGTCCACCCCCTGCGGGCTGCCCCCGCCCCGATCCCGGCTGCCGCAGCCGTGCAGGCAGCTCCGAAGAAACGGATCACGGCCGATATGCTGAACGATCCGGTCTTGCGCGATCAGTTCATGCGCTGGGCGTACAAGGGCAGTACGACGGTCAAAGACCCGACGAAATTCGATGTCATCGCCTTCCTTCGTCGCACTTACGATGCGGACGATACGACGGCGGTAGTCTTCGCCAAATTTTACGACGAATATCTAAACAGTAAACAGCAGAAAATATGAACACACAACCTGTATTGATACGCGAGACGAGCAGCCCCACGGAGCTGGCGAAGCTCGCCGTCGACGCCGTTACCCGCGGAGACGTCGATCCGCTCGTCGCTTACGAGAATATATCCCGCATGGAGAAGGCGATCGAGCTGTTCAAGAAGTCCGAAGAGGTGCGCGACATTACGTTGCGCGAACTGGCTAAATACGGACACGGGAAAACATCCTCGGACTGTACGATCGAAGAGGTGGAGGCCGGCGTCAAGTACGACTACTCGGGCTGTAATTGCCAGGCTTTGGACGACCTGTACAAAATGCGTGATGCGGTCATGGCCGACATCAAGGAGAAGGAGAAGATATTGCGGGCGTTGCCGGCCTCCGGCCTGACGGATCCCGCCACGGGCGAAATTTTCTATCCTCCTGCGCGAAGCAGCAAGACGACACTTAAAGTAACCTTCAAAAAACGGTAGCAATGGCAGATTTAATCAATGTATCGCTCTGCGTGAGCGATATTCCCAGAGACAAAATTTTCGTCGCCGAAAACGGCAAGAAGGACATTTCGATATGCGTTTCGGAGCTTCGCCAGCCGGATCAGTACGAGAATACGCACTGCGTATTCATCCGTCAGAGCAAAGAGGAACGCGAACGAAAAGACGCGCGCACGTATGTCGGCCGAGGCAAGTCAGTTATCTTCCGTCCTGCGGAACCTACGCCGGATCAAGTCTCCGATTTGCCCGTAGCGGATAATACGGATGATCTTCCCTTCTGACGATGGATATGCGGATTACCGATGCGGAGGCGCGGGAAGCGCTCCGCATCCTCCGCGTCCTGTCCCGCATCCGCGGGCATACGTTGCTGACTGCAAAGGAATTGGATGCGTTACGCCGCGGAAGGTTGTTATTGAAGAAAATAAACAAACGTCATGACAAGGATCGAACAGATACGCAGGGAGGCGCGAGACATCCAGAATCTTCTTGAATGTACGACTTTTTCCGACATCGATTCGATGGTGGGGCGGCTGGATCAACTGGGTGTATATTATGCTCGCAGCGGGGCGTTGCTGAGCGAGGTGGTCGGAATGCGCGATGCAGCTGTGGCCAAGCTGTTTCACGACGAGAAAGAGACTATTCTCAGCCTTTCCCCGTCGCTTGCGAACAAACTGATCGGCAGTGCGTCTTCCGAGCTGAATGCCCTTGAAAAGTGGCTGGATCGGATCAATGCGGCGTGCAAGCACCAATGCGACAACCTTCGCACGATGATAAGTTTCGAGAAAGAGAGGATGCGATTATGAGCTATATAGACCTGATACGCAAATTTTGGCAATTGGATGCAACGTGGCAATTTGGCTGCTGTGAATCGAGGCTTTACTTCTACCTTGTAGAACAAGCGAATCGGTTAGGCTGGCCGAATAGCTTCACGCATTCCGACAGAAGGCTGTCCGAGAATGTAGGGGCGTCACGCAATGCAATTTCGAGAGCAAAAAACCGATTGGAGCAAGCGGGTCTGTTACATATCATAACGGGAGGACGCGGGAAGGGGAACCGCACAGCTTTTTCATTCGTTGAAGAACCGAATCCCGAATCAGGCATCGTTTCAAATGGTTCAATTGGCTTAAATATGAGCCAAAACATGAGCCAAAACATGAGCCAAAAACGGAGCCAAAAACGAAGCCAAAACGAAGGCGATACTTCTTGTATAGAAGATAGACTAGACAAGAATAATATTACCCCCTATAATCCCCCTAATGGGGAGATAGTCGTACTACCGCCCTTCTCGGAGAAGGCAGAGGTAACTGACTCCTCCAACACCCTCCCCCAGTTCCGCGGCACCCCCTCCCGCGAGTTCTTGGAGTTTCAACAATGGATTTCGGAAAATGCACCGCGAGTCGCGAAAATGAAAGAGCCTTTTTCCGAGGCGCAATTCTCGGCTTTAAAAGAGGCTTATGCTCTTGACTTCATCCGCGACCTATTGCGCGCGATGCATAACTACGAACCCTTGCTGAAACGCAATCGTTCGGCCTATCTGACATTTCTGAATTGGGCGCGTCGGCGTAATGAAACGTCGTTGCCCCGTTCGAACACTCGGCATCCGGCTACGACCTACCATGCAAAACCGACTCAACATTATGATGAATTCTGAATATGTCTTACGAAGAAATACTCAAACAACTACAAACTGAGGGTAATCCGGTTCCATGCGCACGCTTCCGGTTTCGGATACCCGATGCGCGGACGGAATTGAAAAACGCGCTGGTTACTGTGCTGTCGGCAATGGGAGAACGATTGGTATGGCTTCCCGAATACGACAAGGTTGCAGCGTGGTTGTCGGATAACAACGGTAAGGGACTTTTGCTGTTCGGTAATTGCGGACGCGGAAAATCCCTGATAACCCGCTACGCCATTCCCATGCTGTTGCGCAAGTTCGCTAATCGAATCGTTACGGTCGTGGACTGCGGAGCGCAGGACGTATGTATCGACGAGGTATTAAAACGCAAGTTCATCGCATTGGACGATATAGGTGTAGAGGTGGATCGCGTCGAATTCGGTACACGCCGGAATGTGGTAGTCGAGATCGTGAACAAGGTGCAGGATAACCCCGATCGGATGGTTATAGCTTCCTCAAATCTGTCGGGTGAAGGCATCAAGGAACGCTATGGTGACCGGATATATGACCGTATTAAATACCTGTGCTATCGTGTTGCGTTCAATGGAAACAGTCTGCGCAAATGAGGCACGTTGAATCTCGTTTACAACAGTCGTTCGTCCGCTGGTTCCGGATGCAATATCCGTCCTATGCACTATGTCTGACGAGTGTCCCGAACGGCGGACTCCGGAGTAAGACCGAAGCCGCAATCATGAAGGCCGAAGGTATGACGGCCGGTGCTGCGGATTTGCTTCTGCTCGTGCCGAGGGGCAAATACGGATCGCTCGGCTTGGAGTTCAAGACACAGGGAAAGGGCAGTCGTCAGAGTGCCGTACAGAGAAGATGGCAGGAATCCTTTGAGGCTGCGGGGAACAAGTATGTTGTAGTTCGCACGCTCGAAGATGCTATTGCTGCCGCAAATCAATACATGAATCAGGATAAACAAATTTACCACAATGGAATCAACGAAACAGATTAAAATCGAAATCCGCAACCGTTGGACTGGCTCGGTCGTATTTGAATACACGAAAGAGGGAAACACAATCACCGAAACGGTTTTGGACGCTATTAGGCGCGGTGCCAACCTGCGCGATGCCAACCTGCGCGATGCCGACCTGCGCGATGCCAACCTGTGCGATGCCAACCTGTGCGGTGCCGACCTGTGCGATGCCAACCTGTGCGGTGCCTACCTGTGCGATGCCAACCTGCGCAGTGCCAACCTGAGCGGTGCCAACCTGCGCGATGCCGACCTGTGCGATGCCAACCTGCGCGATGCCAACCTGCGCGATGCCGACCTGCGCGGTGCCAACCTGTGCGATGCCGACCTGCGCGGTGCCAACCTGCGCGATGCCGACCTGCGCGGCGCCGACCTGCGCGGTGCCAACCTACGCGATGCCAAGGGATGTTATCTATCATGTCCGACTGAGGGTAGTTTCATCGGTTGGAAAAAAGCCTCTGGGCATATCGTAAAATTACGAATTCCGGAAGATGCACGGCGCAGTTCGGCAACGGGACACAAATGCCGTTGCGATAAAGCATACGTCATGGAGATTCAGAACATGGACGGCACCAAGGCAACTGAGGATACCGTTCGTTCCGACCATGACAAAAACTTCGTCTACACTGTCGGTGCTACTGTGGAAGTTCCGGATTTCGACGATAACATGTGGAGCGAATGCGCACCGGGTATTCATTTCTTCATCGATCGCAGAGCAGCGGTGGAGTACCAATGACGCACGGTTCTCTATTCAGCGGCATCGGCGGCTTCGACTTAGCGGCTGCGTGGGCCGGCTGGACGAACGTCTTCAACTGCGAGATCGACCCGTTCTGCCGGCGCGTATTGAAGTATCATTTTCCCGAATCGGAACATATGAAGACATACGAACAACAGACTTTACCGTTTGGCGCGACCGCGTCGACGTGCTCACCGGCGGTTTCCCGTGCCAGCCGTTCAGCCTCGCGGGCAAACGCAAGGGTACGGCCGACGACCGCTACCTCTGGCCCGCAATGCTCGGAGTTGTTCGGACTGTTCGACCGCGCTGGGTCGTGGGCGAGAACGTTCTCGGAATCGTTAATTGGTCGCAGGGAATGGTTTTCGAGCAGGTGTGTGCTGATTTGGAGGCGGCAGGATATGAGGTGCAAGCGTACCTTATACCAGCTGCGGGCGTCGGTGCTCCCCATCTGCGATACAGAACATGGTTTGTTGCCCACCGTGGTGACGCAAGGGCTGAAAGTTCATGGCAAGAGCGGTTCGGAGCCATTGTCGCCGGCGATGCTTCCGACACCGGTCGCGTCGGATTGCGGGAGCGGGCGTGTGAACAGGAGCTTGTCGAAGGGTGCATCCGAGCGGCCGACGCTCGCGCTTGCAGCGCGGATGGGGCTGTTGTCGATGCCGACGGCCTGCGATGCGAAAAACAATTCGTTTCCTCTCAGTCATGCGAAGCGGAAGAGCGGAGCCGTCCACGACGTCATGATTTCGCATCCGTCCCGAACTGGGAAGGGTTCCCGACTGAGTCCCCGATATGTGGCCCAGATGATGGGCTTTCCGCCGGACTGGACGGAATTACCTTTCCGGCATGGCGCCGCGAGTCGATCAAAGCCTACGGCAACACCATAGTCCCGCAGGTGGCGCTGCGGATTTTCGAAACGATAAATGAATACGAAAAGCAATGAAGACAGACAAAAAGATTCTCGATGCATGCTGCGGATCCCGTATGATGTGGTTCGACAAATGTTGTTCAGAAGCTCTGTTTATGGATATTCGCCGCGAGGAACTCATCGCTTGTGATGGGCGTCATATCAAGGTGGATCCCGACATAGTCGGAGATTTTCGGGCTATGCCTTTCGACGATGAATCGTTCCGGCTGGTTGTATTGGATCCGCCGCACCTCAGAAAATTAGGCGGCACGTCATGGTTGGCTCAGAAATACGGAATGCTTCTTCCTTCTTGGGAAACGGATATACGTGCTGCTTTCGATGAATGTATGCGGGTCTTGAAGCCGGAAGGAATTCTGATATTCAAATGGAACGAGGATCAGATAAAAGTTCGGCAAATATTGGACATCATCCCCTATAAACCGTTGTTCGGACACCCGACATCCAAACACGGAAAAACGATATGGATGTGCTTCATGAAAAATTAACCAAGTAATTAAAATACGAATTTGAATACCTCAAAATAATCCCTATGTTTACAATCAGGGTAAGCCGCGATGATAGCGGATAAATGAAAAAGCTATCGAGATTTTGGTTAGATTAAAGCTGCAAAACCTTTACTAACTAAAACGACGATAGCCATGAGAGAGCAAAGAAACAAAATTAGTTTCAGAGGACAAAAGATTTATGTAGGAATCGACGTCCATTTGAAGAGTTGGTCGGTTACGGTCTTGTCCGAAACCTCCGTATTGAAGAAGTTTAGCCAGCATCCGAGCCCAGAAGCGTTGTACGGATTTTTAACTCGGAGTTATCCGGGCGCCGAGTATCACTCGGTGTACGAAGCGGGCTTCTGCGGATTTTGGATACACGAGCGTCTGACGGCCTTAGGGATCGACAACATCGTGGTCAATCCGGCCGACGTGCCGACCAAGAGCAGCGAAAAGCTGCGTAAGACCGACACCGTGGACAGCGGTAAGCTGGCGCGGAGTTTAAGAGCCAACGAGCTGAAAGGCATTTATACGCCGGACAGCGTATCGTTGGAGATGCGTTCCTTGATAAGATTGAAGAACTCGATAACCAAAGACACGACCCGTCAGAAGAATCGGCTCAAGTCTCAACTTCGGTATTTAGGCATCGAGATTCCGCAGGAGTTTCTCACTCCGTTTTCCAACTGGTCGAAGCGCTTTTTCGCCTGGTTGAAGGAGATAGAGACGCTCACCCCGAGCGGCCGTCAGGCCCTCGACATTCATATCCGGCATCTGGAAGAGTTACGCCGTCAGAAACTGGAGATGACACGGGCTTTACGGACATTGGCCAAGACGGATCGATTCCGCGAACCGCTGCGGTTGATTATGAGCGTTCCGGGGTTCGGGCAGGCTACGGGAATGGCGTTCCTCTCCGAGATATGCGACATAACCCGCTTCCGCAATGCCGAACAACTGGCTGCCTATATCGGAATGATCCCGATGTGCCACTCCAGCGGAGAGAAAGATGGGACGGGGGATATTACCATACGAAAACACGCCGTTATGCGCTGTAACCTGATAGAAGCGGCATGGGTGGCGGTACGTCAAGACCCTGCGATGAACCTGTTCTATACGGAACAATGCAAACGGATGCCCAAGAGCAAAGCTATCGTAAAGGTCGCCCGCAAACTGGTAAACCGTCTATTCTTTGTGCTGAAACATCAGACCGAATATGTCAATAGTATCGTGTCATAGAGAAACCCTTCCGGTAAACGGATTTTCCCAGAGAGAATACTACATAGTTGTTGCGGCGTTAACGTCCGCTTAAAATAATCTGCTCCTCTGGCCTTTGTAAACTAATAAGGGATATGCGGCAGAGAGCTGACCGCTAAGGAAAATCTGTTTATCGAAGGATTTTTTCGGGTTCTGAAATCTCGGCTTTCGAGAGAGCCAAAGGTGTTAAGCACGATGTGCCTCCGCACCGGCTCGATCAAAGGCCGGCGGAGGCTCTCGTGCCTTGACCTTTGGCCGAGAAGTTCACCAAGAAATGCAATACGCTGTAAATAAGATAAAAACAAATTTAACCGAAAACTTTGATCCAATTTTATTTGGATTGTAACAGGAAAAGTTAGCTATGAAAAACAATCAGGTAAAAATCACTTTTCAGGACAATGAGCAGACGGCTGTCGTCCAGATTACCCAAAATGGGAATGAAGTCTCCGTCTCCACCAAATTCACGCCGGAACTCAATATGGATGACCCGAACGATACCCCTGCATTGAACTGGGCCGCCGTATTTCTGGAAGCCATTAAGAGATTGGGAGAGTAATATGAAAAAGATTATGTTCAACGACCGCTACGGCTTGACGCAGGCGGTCATCGAGGGTCGAAAGACCATGGCGATGATGCTGATTAATATCAAGTCCACCTCCGACGTACAGGTACGAATTTTTGCAGGATACGTCCAAATCATCGGGCGTAGCGGCGATGTATGTGCTGAGAAAAAGCTGTCCTACAAGGTCGGCGAGGTCGTGGCCGTGGCGCAGAGATATCAAGATATTTTCGACTACTCCAACTGTGTCAATCCGTATGCTTGGGAAGATGATGATAAACCATCTGGTTGGACGAACAAGATGCTTACTAAGGCCGAGTTGATGCCCCATCAAATCCGCATCACCGGAATCAAGTGCGAGCGGTTGCAGGATATTTCGGAGGAGGATTGCATGAAGGAGGGTATCTTAGGGGATGTAGAGTACGACAAATACGAAGTTTACGGCCTTTTTGGAAATAGCGATGATGGGTTTGACACTCCCCGCGAAGCCTTCGCTTCGCTGATCGACAAGGTGTCCGGACGGGGAACATGGGATCGGAACCCGTGGGTGGTGGTTTACGAATTCGAATTGGTGAAATAGTATGGAGTTTACAACACCGTGCTTTGTCCGTGTCGAGGATGCGGAAAAGCGAAAGGAGCTGACCGAATGGCTGAAGGGAATCGGGTATCACGTCTGCTCCTGCTGCCTATTTGACGGCTGTAACACCCTGCATTGCAGAGGGATTGATCGGCTTAAAATCGCTTACGAGGTGCACGGGATCTGCGACTACGACGAGGAAACCCGATATTCCATCGACCAGTTCAAGGCTGAAAATGTTGCCAAAGGACACCCAGCCATAGACTGCGGCGAGAATATCGAGCTGTTTAAGGCATTGGCGGCGATGAACGACGAGAACGATTACATGCAGTGGTATGTAAACGAAATTACGGATAGATGGTCACTATGTATCGGTATGGATCATGTTGAAGACGATCCGATCATATCTAAATGGGAGGGACTTGCTCGGCATAAGGCCACCGCCGAGGAGATTATCAAACATTTCAAGAAATAGCGAGATTCTGGCAAAATCTCGAAATAATTACAAAAAAAATTGGAGACTATGAGAGAAATTAAATTCCGAGGCAAACGCCCTGATACAATGGAATGGGCTGTCGGTAGTCTTGTGGAGTGTTTTAATGGGAAAACTGGCATTGTTTCGATGACAAAATATTCGGAAGAGAATGGAATAAAGGCAATCATTGACGAAGTTTACCCCGATACAATCGGCCAGTACACGGGTCTGAAAGACAAGAACGGTGAAGAAATTTGCGAAGGGGATGTACTGACCGATAAGTTCGGGAGCATCGGAGTGGTCGAGTGGCGAAACTGTGGGTTCGTTGTGAACTTCGGCGACGTGGATATTTTTCTTATTTCCGATTGCTTCGACGATTCCTATCAAATGTGGGCAATCGGCAATATGCACGATAACCCAGAATTACTGAAAGGAGTAGAATAATGAAAAGTGAAAGAGCTGAAAATTACTTGTACGATCACGAGTGCAGCTATCCGTATAGCGGGTATGTGACAATGCAGGATGCCGAAAGGATGGCAGGACTTGCCGAGCAAGAAACCGAGGAGCGGATGCGTGAAAAGGCAATAGAGGCATTCAAATCCTCATGCAAATATAAGGACGGTTGTGACGGGAGCGGTAGGGTGTGCGACCCTGCGCTGTGTGAAGATTTGAGATCATTTATCCAAAAATTGGATGAGATATGAAAGCGATTAAGGAAAGGGCAAAAAAGTATGCTCGAAAAGTGTGGCGTGGTGGGACGAGAGAATACGGCAGTCACATGAAGTTAACTGAATGTGACTTTATTGCAGGTGCCCAATCCGAGCGGGAAGAATTGACCCGCTGGCGTAATCCGAATGAGGAACTGCCGGAAAATAATTCGTGTGTTTTGATGAAAGTCTCGGACGGCGAACATGAGCGAATTTATCTTGGAGCCCGCCAAGATGATGTGTGGATGTGTGATGGAGGCTATTCCTTCTGCCAGAATGCAGAAGAGTGTCTCGGATACGATGGTGTGGTTATCGGCTGGCGACCGATTTACGAAAACGAATAGAACGATGGACATCTTGACTCCACATGACGGCGTGACGAACGATAAGATAGCCAAAGCGCAGATCGAGGCCGTCGAACGAAAGCAGAACGAATACAAACTGATCGGGCAACTGGTTCGGGTGCCCGGTCATACCCTCTATAAATTCAATACGGTTACGCGGACAGCGTCGAGAGCGGAAGTGGAGGTGTCGGCCGATTCGTGGCTGAATCCTGAGAACATGAAGGTCGAGAGCGACCGCAAATCGCGTGTCAAGGTCGAAAAGGACTGTTACTATGAGCAGGCATTGAACATAAAGAACTTCATCAAGCGTCTGCGCCGGCGGGGTATCGTCGGAATGGACGAGGAGGTGAAACTCGAAAGGTAGAGGAAATGATAAAATACAGACGAACAGATAAAATAGGCGGGGATGAGACCGCGCCTTATGATGTAATATTCGATCGAGAATATACCGTTAGGGAATTAATCGAGTACATATTGACTCGTAATGAGTGGGGAAATATCCGGTTTATAGGCGGGTCGAGTTATGGCTATCGTCAAGATCAGCTTTTATATCCGATTCCAGATAGATATATGGAAACGTGCGTCGCGTCTGTTAAAGCTGCTGGCGGTTGGTCAAATATGGATTATTTGATAGAGATGGAAAAATAGAAAAAGAGGCGATCCCGAAAGATCACCCCTCACCCAAGAACAAAGGTAGTAATTAATTCGGGATTTGCAATGAACCATTTTATCTCAATTCAGGCCGCAGCCGATGAGTACGACATTTCGACACGTTGGATATGGAAATCGATTCGAGTGGATCGGACACTCGGCACAGTCGTCCGCAACGGGCGGATCTATCTGCGCCGCATCGAGTGGGAGGCATTTGTCGAACGGCATCCCCGACTGATCGAAGAGTGGCATGATTTACATGCACACCTACAATACCGCTATATCGGGCAATGAAAAAGAGCGAAAAGTTGAAAGAATCGTCTCCCCGATAGGCGATCTTTGCATATATGGGCAAGCTCACGATCAAACAGGAAAAGTTTTGCAATAAGTACCTCGAATGCGGTAATGCGTCCGAGGCATATCGCTATGCTTACAGATGTTCGAACATGAGCGATAACACGGTATGGAATAATGCCTATCTGCTATTACAAAACAGTGAGGTTGCAGCGAGGATCGAATATCTGAAAACTCACCTTGCCGAGGCTGCGGGCATCTCGGCCTTGCAGATCATCCGCGAGCACCAGAAGATCGCCTTTTCGGATGCGACCCGCATTCGTAACGGCTGGATGTCGCTTAAAGAGTTCGAGTCGCTTACGGACGACGAGAAGGCATGTATAAAGTCGATCAATACCAAACAGGTCAAACGGATCGCTTCGAATGGCGATGAGATTGTCGAGGAGTTCGTGAAGATCGAGTGCTACGACAAGCAGAAGAGTCTCGACAGCATCATGAACATGTTGGGTTACGCAGCGCCGAAGGAGGTGAAACTATCCGGAAAGATAGAAAATCCTGCCGTCGCTCCCGTCGTCATTCAAATAGACGCGGAGGATGCGTTGTCGATCGAAAAAACACCGCCTGCCGATGCATCGTCTGCCTGACATCCGCACCTATCGGGGGAAAGTGTATCGTTACCTCATGTATCGGTACATGCAGTACAGGGAACGGGATGCGGTGTTGAAGATTTTTAATGAAGGGTCGAGCCGTTCGGGGAAGACCTACGATGCCTTCGATTTTCTGTACGACATCTGTACGCTCGCACTATCCCCGCTCAATATCTTCGTATATCGAAATACGTTGCAGGCCTGCAAGGAGATCACCCTTGCCGATTTCCGCAAGAAACTGACCCTGCGCGGCGTCTACGATCCCGATGCGATGCGCAGCGAGAATCAACATCCCGACTACTATATCAACAACTCCGTGATCCATTTCCGCGGATTGGACAGAATGGATAGCCGTGAAGGATACGATTGCGACATCATCTACATCAACGAGATGCTGGACGACATCTCGAAGCAGCAGTACAAAAATATCACGATGCGCTGCACGACGATGGTCATCGGCGACTGGAATCCCAAATATACCGAACATTGGGCCTTCGAACTGGAAGGGCAGCCGCACACCTATTTTACGCACACGACATACAAAGACAATCCGTTCTGCCCGCCTGGGGTCATACGAGAGATCGAATCCTATGAACCTACACCGGCGAACATTGCTGCGGGCACGGCCGACGAGTGGCGATGGAAAGTCTATGGATTGGGAATCCGTGCGGCGAAAGAGGGCCTTGTCTATCCGAATATCGACTGGATCGATGAATTTCCGTCCGACCTGGAAAGGGTCGTGTTCGGCCTCGACTTCGGATTTACGAACGATCCTACGGCGCTCGTCCGTCTGGGGCTTCGGGGGCTTGATCTATACATGAAGGAAGAGTTTTATGCACCCTGCTCCGATCCGGCCTTGCTCTACGATGCGATCGAGGGGGTGGTCGGGCGGATGCCCATATTCGCCGACTCGGCGGACAAATACGCTAAAAATCCCGAATCGATGGTCGACGGCCTGCTGCTGCGCGGGCTCAGCGTGGTGAAGGCGAAGAAATATGCCGGTTCCGTAACGGACGGAATTCACATGGTCAAATCGTTCCGCCTCCATATCGTCCGCAGCCGTAATTTCCAAACCGAGGCCAATTCCTATGTGTGGGATTCGGTGAACGGCATTACGATCAACCAGCCGATCGACAAATTCAATCACTTGTGGGATGCGGCCCGATACGCTGTAATGGAGTATCTCTATTGGGTCTGCAACCGCCGAAAATGAAAAAACAGCGAAAAGTTCGGAGAACCCTCTTTTATCGCCCTTACATTTGCTTCAAAGGCTATGTGCAATGAGATTCAGCTTGAAGTGGCGAAGTAAGAGTCAGGACTTGACGACGAAATCGGAGTGCGGAACTCCGACAGCGGAGGAACAGCGGTTCGTCTCTGTGCGCGATTTTCTCTCGGCAATGGGATTGGGCAGCGGTAGTACGATCGACTGCGACACCGTTGCCGGACAGACTATCGCTTACGCTCGGTGCAGCGCGTTGTTTTCGGTCGTGACCAAGAAATCCGCGGCAATTCGCAACGCCCGCTGGTGGGCTGTCGATCCGTCGGACGACGCTCGCCAGGTCGCAGGTCGCACGGAGGAACTGAACAGGTGGAAGCATCCGAATGACTTTCAAACGATCGAAGATTTCACGGCGATGATCGAAGCCTTCAAGGATATTTACGGAAAAGCCTATATTCTTCGCTGGGAGCCGGTCGGTGTGCCCACGGCCTACGAACTCTACGTGATTCCGAATCCGCTTGTTCAGGAGGTGACGACCTCCGAATTCACCGGTTTCCGGCCCGATCCGCAGATCGATTATTATATGGTTTCGATCAACGATTATCAAATTCGTGTCGATCGGGATCAAATGTTCGTCGTGCGGGATTCGGCCTATAATCCGAATATCTTCGGAGCATCGCAGTCGCGTCTGTCAGCCTTGCAGAACGCCGTCAATCCTTTCGTGTCGTCATTCGAGGCGCAGAACGAACTCATCATCAACAGAGGGGCATTGGGTATCATCTCGTTGAATAGCGAGGATTTCCGGACATCCGTGTTGCCGGAGAACAAGGAGGATCGGGAGCAGGCACAAGCGGCCCTGCGGCGATACGGCGTGATGAAGGGCCAATATAAGTACATCGTGACCGGATTGAAGGCTGCTTTCGTGCAGATTTCGGCCAACATGAAGGACATGAATCTCACGGAGGTGCAGCGCAATGCCAAGAAGGAGATCGCCGATGCCTATCAAGTGCCGTATGTACTGATCGACACCGAAGGTACGACCTATGCGAATCTTACGGCGGCCGAGGTCAAATTGTACAACGATGCGATCAAACCGGATGCAGAGCGAATATCGGAGGTATTGAACGCGGCGCACGGGTTCGATGGATTCCGCATCGTTCCCTATTTCGATCACCTGTCGATCTTCCAGGAAGCGAAGCGGCTGTATGCCGACTCGCTGACGGCGGCCGTGACGGCTGCCAGCAACGCGATCGCCTCCGGTCTCATTACCGAGCAACAGGGGAAAAACATCATTGCAAACATTCTGGAATAATGGACAAACTACTGTATAAAAAAGTCATGAGCCGCGGCGGGGCTTTCAAGCAAGCGCCGATATTGAAGGCCGATGTCGTGGACGAGGAGAAACACATCATTCTCGTGAAGTTCTGTTCGTTCGGAACGGTCGATTCGGACGGCGACATGCTGATGAAGGGTTGCATCAGCAAGAGTATTCAGGAGCGCGGGCCGGCGTCTGCGACGAACCGGAAGATACAATTCCTGTGGCAGCACGAGACGAAGAACCCGATCGGCCGTATCCTGTCGATCGAGGAGAAGGACGACGGCGGATACGCCACGGTGCAGCTCTCGGATTTCGATGCCGTGCCGGACGCTCGCCGCGCATGGGTGCAGATGCACGAAGGGGTGCTCAACCAGTTCTCGATCGGCTATCGGTATGTATGGGACAAATGCGATTACGATCCCGATCTCGACTGCCTGATCGTGAAGGAGATTATTCTGCACGAGATTTCGGTCGTCACCTTCGGCGCCAACGAGCACACGGAGTATATCGGCGACATGAAAGCCTTGGACGACATGGAACGATATGTCAAGGCATTACGGGAGACCGCGCCCGATGAATACGAAAAAGTATACAGCAGAATACTGTCGATGTTCAAAGCCGAGCCGGCCCCCGCGCCACTCACTTCACGCAGTTCGGTATTCGAAAAATTAGGTCAAATCAAAAACTGAAAAACATGGCATTCAAATTCAAGAAATTCGAACTGCCCGACAGCGGGGAGTTCTCGGATGTGGATCGCAAGGGCATGGAATTGCTCGGCAAGCACATCAACGACCAGTTCGAAATGCTGGCCGAGGGGATCAAATCGGAGGAAGAGATCGTCGAGTCGGTAAAATCGTCGCTCGGGAAACTGGGCGTGTCGGCCGAGAAGATCGCGGAGATCGAGAAGGCTCTCAAGGAGCAGGGGAGCGAGATTCGCCGTTCGATGAGCGGCAGCGCCGGCAAGGGCCGCACGATCCGCGAGCAGATCAAGGCGTTCCTTTCGAGCGACGAGGCGAAACGCGCTTTCGCGGAGAAACGCAATACGGCGCTCGAACTGGAGATCAAAGCGGCTGCTACGACGATCACCGTGGCGGCCAATACCGCGGCGGTTGCAGCGCTCAACACCGAAGTAGACCGCACTATCCATTACGCGCCGAGCGAAGACACGCGCGTCGTAGAACGGTTGTTCAAGGGCTCGACCAACTCGCCCAATATCACATGGGTGGATCGCAAGCCCGGCAACGGCGCTCCTGCATTCATCGCCGAGGGGGCCTTGAAGCCCGTTATGGACTGGTCGTATGTCCCTGAGACGTCGACGGCGAAGAAAGTGGCCGTATCGGCCAAAATCTCTTACGAGATGCGCGACGATTTCGACTATATGCAGTCGGAGATCGACAACATGCTGCGCACGTCGCTCGTTCAGGAACGCACGAAACAGCTGCTCACCGGTGACGGCACGGGCGTGAATCTCAAAGGCATCTTCACGGCTGCTGCTACCTATACGGCCACCGCGCTCGACGGGACGGTCGAAATGGCGAACAAGGCCGATGCGATCCGCGCAGCGATCCTCCAGATGCGGAACCTGAACTTCTATCCCGACGTGGTGATGCTCAACCCTTCGGATCGGGCCTCCATCGACCTGACGAAGGATTCGACGGGTCACTACATCTCGGACGAGCTGTTCCGGCTCATCCGCGGGGTGGAGATCGTGGAATCGACCTACGTCAAGGCCGGCGATTTCCTCGTTGCCGATACGAGCAAATGGAACGTTCGCCCGTACAAAGGCATTCGCGTCGAATTCGGGTGGGTCGACGACGACTTCCAGAAGAATCTCTTCACGGTCATCTGCGAGGAGCGTCTGCACTCGTACTTCGCATCGGTCGATCAGGGGGCGTTCGTCAAAGGCGCGTTTGTGACCATTATCGCCGCCTTGCAGAAACCGGCTGCCGAGTCTTTGAAGGTGGCAGCCTAAGTCAAACATGTTAAACGAAAAAGAATATGGCAACGAAAGAAGAAAAGACCAATGTGGACTTCAACGATCGCGTGACGGTCTACGGAACCGGCGGCCCCGGCAATACGCTGGAGAAGGGCAAAGCCTATAAGGTGCATCCCGTACATGCCAAGACGCTCATCAAGTTGGGCCGCGCCACCGAGAAACGGTGAAGTAATTTCAGGACGCAGGGGTTTGATCGCCCCTGCGCCCGCTAAATACATTTCCCATGATTATCGACAACACCTATTTCGAGAAGGATCCGATCTACATCTCCGGCATCGCCAATCGGAAGGACGACAAGCCGACGGCGCTCGCTCAGACACTCATCGATTCGGCGAACTCCTACATCGCCATTTACGAGCCGATATTTCTCCGCAATCTGCTGGGTGAGGCACTGGCGGCGACGGCGGAGGAGAATCCGCAGATCGTTGCGCTGCTCAGAAACGAAGCGGTCAAGACCTCGCCCATTGCGAACTATGTCTATTTCTACTGGCTGCGCACGCATACTACGGTCGGCACACCGGCCGGCGAGAAGGTGCAGCGTGGGGAATATTCGGACGAAGCGAGTCCGCGCATCCGTGCCATAGAGGTTTGGAACGATATGGTGCGCCAATGCTGCGTCCTGCGGCCGAAGCTCGTCGAACTGGGGGCCGTGCCGGACTATTGTTCGGCAATTTTCGAACCCGCAAACTTATTCGGATTATGATCGTCAAATCGACCGACACCGTTCGGGACATCATCATCGGCAGGGCGGCATTGTTCAACCTCGAAAGCCGTAGGTTTGCAGAAGAGATCAGGAGACGGGCGGAACCGGAATGCTGCGTACTGCATCGGCGGTGGCTGCCGGGCAGGCGGATTGCGGCCCGCGGTCCGAAACACATGACGATGCGCGATCTGGCGGTGCTGAACGCGACGAACCGCTCCACCGATTACTTCGTCAACGTGTTGTCGCAAATGCTCGGCATCCCGAAAGAGAAGGTCGCGGATTTGCGGTTCATCCGTGCGTACCGCTACTTTCTGCACTGCATGGACACGCTCGCGGCCATCTCGAAGAGATTCGCCGATCTGAAAATCGAACCGACCCACGAGGA